TGAGCTTTCTAATAGAAAGCCCGAAACCGAGGTCGAAGGTTTAATCTTACACGGTTTCTGCTAAGAAGCCGAGAAAGAATCTATTCTAGATTCATAAGATTAATGCCGTCTCTGACTTGGAGAAGTTTATACTCCAAGATTAGAATCCTACGCTTGTGAGCGTAGGCACCCATCGACGGGTCATGCGGGGTTTAAACCGTATGACGGTCATGCTTAGGTGATCCTTTTCTGTCCCGATTGCTTCCGGGAACAGATACGGTCTCTTCTCATCAAGACCATCTGTCTTGTTGTGAAGACACTTAAGCAAGGCACCATACCCATCAAGCTTATCTCTCCGTTTCCGGGGAGTAAGCACATAAGTTCTTTGTAAGAACTGATGTGTGCGTTTACACCAACGATGAGGTGTAACCGCTTCTTGACGTGTATGCCACCCGAGTGCGCCTGACTGGCTATGGACTAGAGGTAGAGCTCTTCCTATTGAGCCCTCAACTAGTTCCTTAGCCCAGGTGCTGGCTTTGTAAAGACCTAGCTTCCACAAGTGGTTGCTAAACGATACAAATCCGGCATAAGCACTTGGACTGTCGTCGATATCTTCCGGGCGGAATCGACAATACGCAGGAGTTAGTTCAACTCCTTTGTAAGCATCGACGCCGCAGCTTTCTCTAAAGTTGCCAGTGAGAAAGCTCTTCTTGTCGTTGACCCGTAGGCCAACGTCTTGAAGCCAGTTCACACACTGGTGTGCATACTTCGCATCGACGATTATATCGTCGCCGTAAATGCGAAGCTGACGCGACGCGCGACGTACTCTCCAGTACGTGGGTGTAACACCCCACGTATCCAAGATAGCTGCAATGCATACGACAGCAAAGCAGATGGATTGGACTGGAAAGGTTGTCGCGTTCCCCATACCCGCAAATTTACCAAGAGTTAGATCTGGTTGACCACCAGACTTAACAATGGTAGATCGACACTCCTCGAGACGACTTAGAAAGTCGGGATGATTTCGGAATACGGATCTAACCAGCTTTAAGCTGAGAAGATCCGAAGCCGATTTCAAGTCGAGGGTTGCCCAGTTGCGGGTCAAGGAACCTGACAGCGCTAAGGATTGATTCTTAGCCTGATCAGTTAAGTCAAGGCATAACGACAATATTCTACACTCATTGATACTATCTCTGAGCAGAGTATTGAGACCTTGCTGAACAAATTGATTCAGCATAGGTTCAATCGTTATTGTGCGTCTCGAAGTCGCTGACTTCGGAACGGAGATTAGCCTTGCCTTAGAGTCGCGTAGACTCGCGATCTTCGAACACGTTCCATTAGTTCGACGATCTCCGCCTCCATTAGCAATTGAAGACCGGGCTCCTTGAATGGAATCCGATCCCAAGAGTTCGTGGAAACGTTGGTCGTCAAGCTGGTCATACCACGAGGAGTCAAAAACTCCACGCAGATTGCACCACTCTGGAACATGTCTATCCTCACGGATAGATGCTGCAAGTTCTGACCATTTCTGGTTTGACTTGAAGCCTTCTTCGATCGCTCCTGGCCC